AAAGCGTGCGTATTGCCTGAAAATCCAGCCAGCTACAGGGTCGTTCGCACGAAATCTTATTTATTCAACAAAGCCTCAGCGAACTGACCCTGAGAGGTATACCCGTTCCATTTACCGAAACGCGGACCTTTAAAGACGAACGAACACGGCTGCTGCTGGTTATACAAAAGAGGCACTCTGTCTACTGTAGCCCCAGTGCTATCAACCAGTGTCAGGGCATTTGAACCCAGACCGACATTCGACCCCACCGTTGATACATCAACGATTTCCCCGTATGTCTGGCCTTCGGGTTGATATTTATAAATAAAGTTTTTCGATTTTGAAAAACCGTCTATCCGGTTATCCCTGAGAATAGTTGAGTAACGACCCGCTGATACGTTACCCGCATAGGATGGAGCATCCACATCTGTCGCATCAATAAACCCTATGAGTGCTTCCCCGTCTGTCCCTGTGGCCTGCTCCAGGTAGTTATCATAAATACGGGCGTGACGGGCCGTGGTCTTAACCATGATGCAATTTGGCGATCCGGCATGCAAAATATCGTTGTGGTGTATTTCATTTTGAGAACCGAATGTGCTCGCGCTTAATTCCAGCACCATGTAACGCCAGCCATTTCTGATGCGGTTATGGGCTATTTTATTCAGGTCGCAGCCGTTCAACAGCAGGTCAATATCAAAGTTTGCTATTTCACAAAACTCAATGGCGCCATCAAACATTTTGGACCATGACACGCCAATTCCGACACCGTTCACCCTGGGGCTGATATGGCATAACCGGACAACCGGATGCATTCCAAACGGGACATTTGAAACGGCCGTGTCGTCCTTAATGATTGCTGTGCGTTCGTCATTAAAGCGGACAGGGTAATCGCCGACCAGCCCCATATTGATAATCTGCGGCATCCTGACCTGTCCGGTAGATGAGTCGTCGGTATACCAGAAACAGCCCCCCCCTTCGGAAAGGCATATAACCCGCGTATAGCAATATGGTGAAAAGTTTGGCGCGCCCTGTCCTTTAATAATCTGCCCTTTCCGGGTCTGAACAGGTTGCGAAAAATAAATGTCGCCCATTTTCAAATCGACATGCAGCCCTTTATTGAGCAGCGACTGCACCAGCTGGTAGTTATATTCCGCGTTTTCGACACCGTTTTTTGTCAGTGGTGTGACAAACTTAATGGCATCCTGTGCCGTTTCTCCGTGTTTAAGATAAAGCAGTGTGCCGCCGGATTTATCACCCGTCGCTCGCATTTCTGTGCGCAGCGGTGCATCGGACGTATACGCCCAGGCTCCCGCGCCTGTTCCGCCGGTGTTGTCAGGCGTGCTGTCAGCCGGGACGACCTTAGGGAAGTCTCCCGTCCAGACCATCCGGTAATTTCCGTAAAGGATTTCATCTCGTGGCGAATCCAGCACCGCACCTTCGGAAAAAGTTTTCACTGCGCTTACTTTTCCCGATAAATCACCGAGCGCTTTATCCGATGCTTGCTTAAGATAACGCGTGCGATTCGCCAGGGTCTTTAATGGCCGGTTGGCAACGCCATCCTGACCGCCAGAGACACGCTCATTTCTGGCGATAATGGCTATTTCATCGTCCCACGATGGCGATTCAATCATATTCGTCATAAATGTCACCTGTAACCAAAATTCCCATCGTGAAAAATCATGCCGTTATAGAAAATGCCGTCTTCAGGATCATGCTCTTCGGGATAAATACTGATAATTTCCCCTGCAAAAGAGGCGGAACCGATATGAATATCGCCTTTCACTTTGGCAGTGATACTGAACTGCGCCATGTGTCTGCTGACGGGTTTTGCATCACTGACCAGCCTGAAAAGTTCATCAAGCATTTTTGACGTGAGCCCAATATCATTCACATCTACCTCAAGCCTGAATGTTCCTGCCGGGTCAACAATATCCCACCACTCCTGGATCGACATGGAATAACCCATTTTTTCGACTACATGGCGGATTGCAGCTATGGTCCCTTTTCGCTGATGGAGCCAGAATGATTCACTGACAACCGTTCTTTTCTCCTGCTCACTCCAGTTTTCATCCCAGCTATCAACGGAAAACGCCCACGCCAGATAAGGCAGGAACTTTTCCGGGCATTTCCACGGGTTCCACAGATCACGCAGCGGCACGTTTAAATCACTAATGCCAGAACAGGCCTGCGCCAGTCTGCGCTCCAGCGCGGACGAACCCGGCGGTAACAGGCTGCTAGTCATCAGAGCCACCAATTACCGCTTTAAAATCGGTGCAATATGACGCCTGCGTTTTATCTAAGACCATGTCCGCCAGGGGCTTCATCAGTTCGACGCGCTGGACACCCTGAACGTGCAGCGCGGCATAGATCGCGGACAGCCGCACATCACGCCCCAGGCGACACTGCTCGTTGATGTATGCCGTACCCTGCGCTTTCGCGGCCGCCAGGATGGGTTCTTTTGCCGGGCCGGGATAGACATAAAGAATCGCATCAATTTCATAGGGAACAATCTCAGCAGATCGGACACTCATCCGATCCGCCACCGGCCGCACAGCCTCATCATTCAGGGCCTCACCGACGACCTGCAGTAAGTCTTCCGGCGCAGTACCATCGCCGTCGCGGGCCAGAATAGTCACCACGACTTCCGCCGGTGACGGGCTGAAAGCCGATGCATCCGCCACCCGACCATCAGAGCTAAGCGCGTGATATTCATAGGCTCCGACTGGCCCGGCAACACTCATCCCCTCAAAGGCCGCCGGAATGCGCTGGCGATAATCCGTGTCAGATTCCATTACTGCCTCCGTGGGCGGCGTTGTGGTGTCATCTGCAGCCGTAATCACCCGGCGCTGTACGTTGTTATTCGCGCCTAAATTGTCCAGGTCATCCCCGCCGGAATAGGCCACCATCACGGCTTTAGCCGCCTCGTTAATCCGCTGGCGCAGCAGCAACTCCCGGTACACATTTTCCTGCAGCATTTTCACCACCGGCTCAGATTCAAGCGCTAAGGTGCGGGCCACGGCCTCCTGCTCTTCTGCCGGAAATAACGCGACAAATTCAGCCTTGCGCTCAGTCAGCAGGTTTTCAAAATCCGGCACATCCACAATTTGCGGCGGCGGCAGCTGGGAAAGATCAATAACGGCCATTGTCTGCTCCTGTCGATACGGAAAGGGACACGGGCACGCCGTCATTACGCTGGCCTGCCAGCTCAATAACCATTGCGCCATCCATGCTGCTGTTAACCGTGATGGTGTCCAGCTGCAGCCGCGGCTCCCAGCGCCGCAGCGCCACATACACAGCAGCCATGATCTGCAGGCGCAGCGCCGGGTTTTGCGGCTGGTCAATGAGCGCTGAAAGCAGGGAACCATACTCCCGGCGCGCAAGCCGGCTACCTTGCGGGGTCAGCAAAATGTCACGCACCGACTGACGCAAGTGGTCAGTTTCCGTAATGGCTCTGCCGGTATCGCGGCTCATCCCGATATAGAGCGTCAAAATGGGCCTCCCGTCGTTCCGCCACTGTCGCCAGGGTGTTTATGCTTATCAGCAACGACGCCGTTTGACGTCATCGCGCCGCCGTCGTGGGTCACATCGCCGTTCAGGATCACATTGCTGTTAATACGGGTGGTGTCAGCCTCGATTACAAACTCACCGGTTTTGCAGGAGACAACCTGCGAAGACTCAATCAGCACGCTTTTCACGCCGCGAATAATCCAGCGCCCGGTGGCGGGGTCGTATTCGAACCAGCCGCCATCCTCGTATGCGGTCACGTCCGCACTTTCAGAGTCTGACGGCGGCGGGCAGGCGTTGGAGTAGATGGCCGGAAGCGCAAAGGCTGTCTCCAGATTGCCGCCCAGGCTGAACAGCACCACCTGCTCCCCTGGAGATGGGCACCACCAAGTGCGGGATTTACCTGCACGGTAGGTCAGCCAGTTAATCCAGTTGGTTTCGAGGTCGCCTGTTTTCACCCGGCACAGCCAGCCGTCTCGATCCACTTCGGTCACAATGCCGGTGCGGACCAGATTGGTGATAAGGCGCATGATTTCGGTTAGTTGTGCGTTCATATGGTAGATTCTTCCACGTCTTAAGCGATAAAATCGCTCATTCCAAATTGTATGAACATTGACACAATGCTATGTTTTCCAAATAAAGAGATGAGTTAAAAAAATGTCTAAACAAGAGCAATCAGAAAAACATCCAGACAAGCCAGTAAATACCGCAAAGTGGCATCCTCGTAATTTATTGAATCCCATCACCGAGATTATTACCATTTTCGTCATATCAAAAGATGAAAATGAAGTTGAGAAATTGGCTGAAAGATTTCAAATGCGAATCCAGAAATGGATATTTGTAACATTAACCTTCTTGCTTTTAGCCAAAGGTTTTTTTGAGGTGTTACAAACTTTATCTTTTCTAGAACAACCAATTCGATTAGATATCCCCACTTTAAATGAGCCACTAATTTTCTATAAAGATTATGGTATTGCCAGCAATCTATTAAAAATTAAATCGCTTGTTTTCGTCGCCAATGCTCTGGCTCTCTCCTGTGGATTCCAGTTGGCATACATGCTTGTAACTAAAGGCCCTGATGAAGCTGTTGAACCAATTATGCTAGGAATTGCATCCGCCATTCTTTTGATTCTTTCAGATAGTTCACCGAGCGCATGGGGGCAAGAGAAATCTTTAGCAATTCTTCTTTTAATAATTAGCATCCCTATTTTATATTGGTCATCAAGAAAAATGAAACAAGATAGAGACATTGACAAAGAGAAAGAGGAGAACGAAAGAAAGGAGAAAGAAAAAAATGAATCAAAATCCGGCCCCATGTAATATCCATAAAAGTCAACTAGGGTCTGATAAATACTCAAATAATTTTCCTTGAATTAACATATCAGTTTCATGGTTCATACCTAATAAACGGCGTTTTGCATAGCGCACCTCCATCCCTTTCCTGCTGACCCGATCACGCAGGCCATAGTGATGCACGCGGGCGATGCGCTGCACCCGGCTCTCAAACTCGACGCTGGCCGTGTCATGGCTGGCGACGGCTTTCAGGTATTTTGTGGTGCGGAGTTTTGCAAACATCTGCCGACGGATGCGGCCCTGCTTCGTTCTGGCCGTCACGCGCCGCGGCTCGTAAGCCGTCCCGTCCGGATTGCGCTGCATCCTGATATTATTCTGCTGGATGCGGCGCAGCTGCTGCGCCAGATCCCGCAACATGCGCTTACGTGCGGCAGGCTCCAGTCCCGCCAGCAACGCATCTAACCAGGCGTCATCCTGCTGCAGCTCAGCCACGGCTCACCGCCCACATTTCGTCCGGTTCGTCCGGTTCCGGCACCGCTTCGACGCTGGACACGTCACCGTCAGCGCTGACTATCACATGCTCTGTCAGTTGCAGATTCAGGCTGATATCACAGATATCATTGCGCAAAATATCGACTTCAAAGGAAAGCAACTTTTCCCGCAGTTCCGGGTTATGAATAGCATCCGGCTGATTTTCCCTTAACCAGGCCAACACCGGCGCCATCAATAACCCTTGATCGCCGCTGAAATCCACAATCACCACATTCAGGGTGTAACGATATTCCCATGAAAGTGACGCTGCCCCGGTTGCCACCACCGATCCGTTATCAACGAACAAATGCAGCTTATCCGGGTTATCGCGGACATATGGCACCGCGCTATTCAGGGCGCGGCGTAAGGATTGAGGCTTGTTCACTGTTTCGCTCCTGACAGGAAATTATCGTGTCCACTTTATCGGCGCAGACCGCCCAGGCCGCCTCAGCTTCATCCAGCACGGACAGCAGATCACCGTTAGTGCGTGCCGCCGACTTTTCCAGGCGGCACTGCGTCACTCTGGGACAACCATTCACGGTAAGCAGCACCTCCGGCGAGGGGTGGACGTTCGCGCATCCTGATAACGTCAGCAGGCAGAAGAGTGTCAGCCCAGCGGCGTAAATCCTCATTTTCACGTTTTAACTCCTCAATTCTGCGCTGACGGCTTCGCAGCAGCGCGTTTGTACTTTCTGCCGCCGCGTAAAGCCTTGCCTGTTCCCGGTTATTGGTTTCGGACAGGATGGACAAGGCGATCAGCTGGCTGTTCGTTTTTGCCAGTTTTTCGCCTGTCGTTTTCAGAACCTGCCCTTGCAGCTCGATGGTCTGGCTGGCCTCCTTCATCCGCCATGACTGCCAGCCCAACGCAGCCAGTACCAGCGCCAGAATTATCACCAGTGTCCGCGTCATATGGTTACGCTCCTTTTAAGCACCAGGACAGCTCCCGCACGCGGCGGTTGTCCAGCCCCGGATTAAATACGCCTTTGACGTATATCCAGCGCGGCAACTGATAGCAGGCATCGCGCCAGCGCTTCTGATTGATAAACTTCACCATGGTTGAACCACAGGCATTGCCGGTTCCCACGTTGAAGGCCAGCGATACCAGCGCGTCATAGACGTTCTGCGGTACGCTCACCAGGACACAGCGATCCAGCGCCTTCTCCACCCTTAAAACGTTGGTGATGAAACTCCCGGCGGCCTGCCGTTCCGTGATGGTCTTCCCCGGCACCACGCCGGACGTATTGCCAATGCCATCGGTCCACACCCCCGCATTACACTGATACGGCTGCAGGCGGCAGCCCTCGTAATCGGCTATCAGCTTCAACCCTTCCACTGAGGTATGAAGTTGCTGAAAGCCCGGCAGGGTGGCGGCAATCGCCAGCACCGCCCCTACCAGGCAGCGTTTAACGGTTGAAGGATTCATATTCCCCCTGTGTAATTTTTCCGCCGCGCAGCAGCTGGTAGGTTTTGTGTTTGTAGTACCAGTTGATGGCCACCATCAGCACGCCAATCAACACACCGCTCACTGTCGACACATCCTTAAGCGATAAATCTCCCATCCATGCCAGCAGTACAGCGATGCAGTACGTGATGAAGGCGCTGATCCGTTCAAGCGTCATATTTCAGTCCCATAACTGGACGGTCTGCACCGTGGAAGTGGTTGCAATATCCGGCAGATCCACCTGCAGCCCGTGTGGTAAGAACGGGCCGTGCTCAGCCAGCCCCGGATTTGCCTGCAGTACCTGCTCCGTGACGCCCTGCGTGCGTCCGTAATGACGCCAGCAAAGCGCGTCCACCGTGTCACCCTGGTACGCACGCACTTTCATCAGATCAGCTCCACCGTACAGTGAGGCGCATCCTGGACCCGGCTGATTGCCCAGCGAGCATCACGCCACAGATCGCCGCTGGCATCCGCCAGATCATCCCCCCTTCTCACACCGGAGGCCGTGGCGTCGTAGTCCTGGTAACGCTCATTCACCTGCGCACGTGCCCAGCAATAAACGGCGTTGTGGTAGTGGTGAATACGTTCGCTTTTACCGTCCAGCAAGTCCGCCGGTACATCGGCCAGCGTCATAAATCCCAGCGCCTGCTGGCGCTTGCGGAAGTCGTACAGCTCCGCATTGACCTCTGACATCGCAGACCGGATGAGTTGTCCGAGACGGGGTGACGTCACCGTGCCATCCGTCCGCATCACGCTGCGAAACTCTGATAAATCCACATCGGGCCAGAACGGCGTATTTTTGATAATTTCCGTCTGTTCCGGCGCCTGCTCAGGCGCAACAAACTTCATGCGGGCTTTCTCCTGAAATAGTGGGCGGTGGACGGGGTTTTGATGTGGCAAAAGCCTTTCGCCACCCCGTGCCGCCCGTGCGCGGGGCACGTTCCGTTAACGGCTGTCATTGCGCAATCTGCGCTCCAGCTGCTGTTTTTCTTTTTTGACGCCACAGCGTGGATCAAGCTGCAGCGCATGATTGATGTGATTTAGGGCGGAGGCCGGGCTGGTTTCGGTCAGTACAGCGCCAATCGCTTTATGCAGGCGTGCCCGTGACTGGTCTGGCATATCCTGGCCGTCTGTCAGCTCCAGTGTCTGCAGTAGCAACCCGGCATCGAAAGATTCACCTGCCAGCAGAGCGGCCTGCGCAGCGTCTGCCATTTCCTCTGCCAGCACCGTCTGGACGTTACGGTTTCCGATGGGCATCACCCATCCGTGCCGCAGCGCATGACGCCCTGCATCCAGCGCACCGGCATAATCCCCGGCATCGATACGCCAGAGCATTACAAACATCACCACGTCATCCTGCCGGGCACCATCAGCAGCCAACACCCCCTCCACCCAGGCGGAATAACGGGGCAGCAGCTCCACTTTGATTTGGGCTTTCTTCACTGTGGACTGGATACCTTTCAGGCGGCGGCGGTCCTCCGCCAGCTGCATCAGCATCAGGTCATACCCCGTCGCGTGGCGAACATTGCCGCCCTGTCGGGCGGCCTGTTCAGCCTGGACGCGCAGGCGGTGCTGCCGTGCGGGACTCAGGCTCATGCGTTACTCTCCGGCACCGGCGCTGAAGTCGCCGATGGTGATGTTTTCCACCAGTGCCACGCAGCGGTAATCCTCCACCACATACGCCTCATTGACGGATTCGAAGTTTTCAATACGATCGCGTTTCGGGTTATCAATGACCGAACGGCGGCGGGTATCTTCCTGCCAGTAGATGGATAGGTTATCCAGGCGGGTGATCAGTACGGCATTAGCCGGGAATGACGGGGCGCGAACGGCCTGCAGACCGCCCATGCGTTTCTGGCTGATAATCAGATCAGCAGCCAGCGCCTCCGTGTTTGCCTGGTCCTTATTGACCAGCGGGAAATACTTGTCGGACAACAGCTCACGACCACAGATCACGACCAGTTCGGCGTCATCTTGGAAAATAGGGTCAATCAGCTCATTGACAGCATCCATCACCAGCGCATCCAGGTTGGCATATTTACCGCCCTTGCCTACCTTCACCGGGTCTGCGGTGGTTGTGCCATCTTCTGCCGTGGTGCTGCCCATCACGCAATCCGGGGCATCTTCGCGGACCTTCTGCAGCCAGCCTTTGTTAACGTCCTGCAGCAACGGATTGGCGGCACGGTCTGAGGTTTTGGCACGCTTCACGCCATTAAAACCAATCATGATACGGTCCAGCGCCTGACGTTTCACGATGGCGTTACGGATGCGTACCTGAAAATCCTGGAATTTCGCCCACATATCCAGTTTTGCGTAGGTCAGCACCGTATCAAAGTTGGTCTGTTCGCATTTGTACTCAACATCCACCATCTCAGTGGGATCGGTTGGCTCGCGCTCCTTCGTGGTCGTGTCAGTGGTCCCGGCAATGGTGCTGCAGACGCCCAGGCCCAGAAGCTGGCCTGACTGTTCCGTCACACCAATCACGTTAACCATGGTCAGAAATGCCGCGGACTGCTGGATCTGGTCTTCCAGCGTCTGCTGCACCGACGGCTCAACGGTGAATTTGCTGGAAAGCTCTTCTACTTCCACGTTGTTCAGGCGTGCCAGCTGCTGCAGGTAGGCGTTAAAGGCAAAACGTGTGTGCTTTTTCATTGGTTCTTATGCTCCATCAGCAATTGGTCAGTGTGCCTGCCGGTGCGTTTCCGCCCGGCGCGCGCTGGCGATAATCTTTGCGGCTGTCTTCCTGGCTCAGCCGCTGCTCCAGTTCAGCAAAAGCGGCCTGCTGTTCCTGCAGGGAGGCTTCCAGCTCAGCAATGCGCGCATCCTGCGCAGACTGGGAGTGATCAGTACGTTCGCTCAGGTTTTGCTGTTCAGTAGCAATCAGCTCCACCGCGCGATGCACGTCAGAAAAACGCGCTTCATCGTTCTGTTCTTTTTTGGTGAACATCGCGGCAACGCGGGAAAACAGGGAGGGTTTTTCGTACTGGACTTCTTCCCACTCGATCAGCGTTTCTTCTGCGGCGGTAAAGAGGTTTTCAGGGTTTTGCTTGCGGCCTGCCAGGGGGTTACTTCTGGCGCTGGCGCTAAACTGCAGCATTTCAGTACCGAGGCTTGCGGGATCATCCGTCGCCGCCAGGCCAACCAGGTAGGCTTTGCCGGTATCGGCAAAACTGGTATTGACCTCCATCGAGGTAAACAGCTTTTGCAGATTACGGGTATACGCCACCAGGTCCTCTGACGGGGTGATCCACGCATACAGGGCCAGCTTCCCTTTCAGCGGGTCGTCTGTAATCTCCTCTGCCTCCAGCTTATCCACGGTCCCGAAACGGCGGAAAGGGCTATCAGGGGTGTAACCCTTGATGTGCTCCAGATTAATCAACGCGGTATACACCTGCGGGTCATAGCTCGCCGCCATCTGTTCCAGCCAGGCACGCTCAATATTGCGCCCGTCTGTCGTTGCCCCTTCCACACCGATGCGGAAGCGCTTTGCTTTTACAGCCATGTGCCGACTCCATCAAATAACTCTGTGAGGCCTTATGGTTGCTGCGATGGAGGGGGTGAAACAACGCGCGGACCTTGTGCGGTAAACCATACAAAGGCCAGCCGGGGAAAGGCGCCAGGCAAGGCCGTATGTTTGTGCCATGGAAACGATGCCCCCCGCAGACCTCGATCCCCGCAGGCAGGCATTACTGCTGTATTTTCAGGGATACCGCGTAGCCCGCATTGCTGAAATGCTGGGCGAAAAAGTTGCAACCGTTCACAGCTGGAAAAAGCGCGACAAGTGGGGCGAATATGGCCCACTCGATCAGATGCAGCTCACCACTGCCGCCCGCTATTGCCAGCTCATCATGAAGGAGCACAAGGAAGGGAAAGACTTTAAAGAAATAGACCTGCTGGCGCGCCAATCCGAGCGCCACGCCCGCATCGGTAAATTTAACAACGGCGGTAATGAGGCGGACCTTAACCCCAACGTGCAAAACCGCAACCGCGGCCCCCGCAAGACACCAGAAAAGAACCTGTTTACTGACGAACAGATCGAAAAGCTGGAAGAAATTTTCCGCAACGGAATGTTTGAATATCAGCGCCACTGGTGGGAAGCAGGAATTAAGCACCGCATCCGCAACGTGCTTAAATCGCGCCAGATCGGCGCTACGTATTATTTCGCGCGTGAAGCGCTGATGGACGCCCTGATGACAGGGCGAAACCAGATTTTCCTGTCAGCCAGTAAAGCCCAGGCGCATGTTTTTAAGCAGTACATCATCGAGTTTGCCAAAGAAGTCGACGTGGACTTAAAAGGCGATCCCATGGTGCTGCCAAACGGCGCCACGCTGTATTTTCTCGGGACTAACGCCCGCACCGCACAGAGCTACCACGGCAACCTGTATCTTGATGAGTATTTCTGGATCCCGAAATTTCAGGAGCTACGTAAGGTCGCCTCCGGCATGGCGCTGCACAAGAAATGGCGCCAGACCTATTTCTCAACACCTTCCAGCCTGACGCACAGCGCTTACCCGTTCTGGTCCGGCACCCTGTTCAATCGCGGGCGGGCAAAAGCTGATCGGGTTGATATCGACCTGACCCACTCAGCCCTTGCTGCCGGTCTGCTTTGCGCTGACGGTCAGTTCAGACAGATCGTGACGGTGGAGGACGCCGTGCGCGGTGGCTGCAACCTGTTCGACCTCGACCAGCTGCGCCTGGAGTACAGCCCCGACGAGTACCAGAACCTGCTGATGTGTGAGTTCATCGACGATCTCGCCTCCGTTTTCCCACTGGCTGACCTGCAGGCCTGCATGGTGGACAGCTGGGAAGTCTGGGAAGACTTTCAGGCGCTGGCCCTGCGTCCGTTCGGCTGGCGCGAAGTCTGGATCGGCTATGACCCGGCGAAAGGTACCCAGAACGGTGACAGCGCTGGCTGCGTAGTCATTGCCCCGCCGACGGTGCCCGGCGGTAAGTTCCGCATCCTTGAGCGTCATCAGTGGCGCGGAATGGACTTCCGCGCCCAGGCAGAGGCCATCCGCAAACTGACTCAGCAGTATAACGTGACCTACATCGGCATTGACTCCACCGGCGTCGGTCACGGTGTTTATGAAAACGTAAAAGGCTTTTTCCCTGCCGTGCGGGAGTTTGTCTATAACCCCAACGTCAAAAACGCCCTGGTGCTCAAGGCATACGACATTATCAGCCACCGCCGTCTGGAGTTTGACGCCGGGCATACCGACATTGCGCAGTCATTTATGGCTATCCGCCGCGCCACCACCGCCAGCGGAAACCGCCCTACCTACGAAGCCAGCCGCAGCGAAGAAGCCAGCCACGCAGATTTGGCCTGGGCAACGATGCACGCACTGTTTAACGAACCGCTGCAGGGCGAAGCCGCCAATACCAGCAACATTGTGGAGATTTTTTAATGAGAAAGAGTAAGAAGCACCACGCTGCGGTTACGAATCACATACAGCATGAAAGCAAAACATCAGCCGAAGTATTCAGCTTTGGTGATCCCGTTCCTGTTCTGGACCGCCGTGAACTGCTGGACTATGTTGAATGCGTACAGATGGACCGCTGGTATGAACCTCCGGTGAGTTTTGACGGACTGGCGCGGACCTATCGCGCCGCTGTACATCACAGCTCACCGATTGCCGTTAAGCGTGACATTCTCAGCAGCACCTACATTCCGCACCCACTGCTGAGTCAGCAGGCTTTTACCCGTTTTGTGCAGGACTATCTTGTTTTTGGTAATGCCTACCTTGAAAAACGGACTAACCGGCTTGGCGGGGTCCTGTCACTGGATCCATCACTGGCAAAGTACACCCGGCGCGGGATTGACCTCGACACTTACTGGTTTGTGCAATACAGCATGACCACACAGCCGTATGAGTTCACCAAAGGCAGCATCTTTCACCTGATGGAACCGGACATTAACCAGGAAATTTACGGGCTGCCCGGCTACCTCTCCGCTATCCCTTCAACCCTGCTTAACGAATCTGCTACGCTATTTCGCCGTAAGTACTACATCAACGGCAGTCACGCCGGGTTCATCATGTATATGACCGACGCGGCGCAGAACCAGGAGGACGTGAACAATATCCGCCTGGCTATGAAAAGCGCCAAAGGCCCGGGCAACTTCCGCAACCTGTTTATGTATTCGCCAAACGGTAAAAAGGACGGCATCCAGATCATCCCGCTGTCGGAGGTTGCTGCAAAAGATGAGTTTCTGAATATCAAGAACGTGAGCCGTGATGACATGATGGCAGCACACCGTGTTCCACCGCAGATGATGGGGATTATGCCGAGTAACGTTGGTGGTTTTGGGGATGTCGAAAAGGCGAGTTTAGTGTTTGTTCGCAATGAGTTAATCCCCCTTCAAAAACGACTTGCGGAGCTAAATGAATGGATAGGAGAAACAGTAATTAGCTTTAATGAATATAAATTAAATTGATTAATTCAGTAGTAGCAAAATTATAGACGCTACTACTGAATAAACTCTACAAGTTGAATTTATGCATTCTTAGCTCATTCAGTTTACTCTCTTCAGAAATTCTCATTAAAGCTTCCTTAGCTTTTACAGAAACCGACCTTGTTTTCTCGTCAGCATTACTAATACGGCCAAATTTCAGACAAGTAGCAACATGGGATGTTAAATGATTTCCATGTAAACTTTTAAAATAATGATAATAATCGTCTTCAGTGGCACTGCTTAATACTTCTATATCATCATCATTCCAGCCATTTTGCCCACTGAGTACATCCAAAACCTCTCCTAAAGTGCGCTTTGGTGAATCAGTTAGATATACACCTTTAAATTTCTCAATAATTTCTTTATCTTTGATTGGTCTAATAAGATAAAAATCATCTACATCAAACAACTCAGTTTCACTTCGTCTTTCTTGAATATAATACGAAATCATCTCAGATGCCTTTGTATCCTCGCCTAGTTCACGGAAGACGCCGACAAGGCTATCAAGATCATTAGGCGATACTTGAGTTACACTATCTGTGAAGCACTTATAAAAATGAGAAACAACTTCTTCTACATTTTCATCAAAACTATTATGAAACAAATCCCATGCACTTCTAAATGAGTTTGCTTTTTTATTATCTAAAACCTGTTTATTTACAATCTTTATCGACTCACTAAGCTCTGTCATATCTATATATCCATTCCTGACTAGCTTGGCAATTTTCCTATCTAATTCATCAACTCTGGTAAAATTATAGCTCAGTAGAATACCCTTCCATTTCTTCTCTTCTTCTGTAGCATCCTTTTTACCTATTGAGTAAATACTTTCCATAGACTCCAGGAAATCTAAAGTGGGAATATCGTTATCTGATTTAGAGCAAAAATAGGCCCAATTCATTAATACAACCGTATGTAAAAATTGCATTTTAACTTCACTTTCGCAACCTTCAAAAGCACGCCATGCATTTTCTACATTTCGTTCTATTTTCTTTAAAATTCTAATATTCTTGATACCTAACGAAATAGTATATTGTGCTAACGGCTTATGGAAGTCTTTACTATTGTCATATGCTATCTGTGCAGATTCATTTGGTGTTGGTGAAAAATGCAATTCAATATCAATTACTTTCTCTTTGAATTTTTCATAATCAGCAACTTCTTTAGTACCATCATTGAGTAAAAGTATAACCTTACATTTCTTTTGTTCTTTTAACAAAGAAATAAGGCCTAACACATCTTTGAGTTCTAATGATGAGCCTTTACGTTCTAAATCATCTATGCAAATTAACGAATCTGACACAGACATAAATGACCATGCTTCTATGGCAGGAGCGGCAGACTTTATATACGGCAGCTCTTTCAATTTACTCCAAGAACCTCTCCCCAATATTTCAAGCATACCTAAAGTATTTTTTCTTAAACTATCTAAACTTGGATCATGTCCTATGGAATCTTTTGAAACTGCATTTTCAAAAATAGAATATTTCAATCTATCTAACGAAGATATGCCGAAAAGAGAAACATAAGAATAACGTGAAGCTGAAATCATATTTTCACTCTTCGCTTCCAGGAGAAATTTATTCCAACTAAATGTCTTGCCAACCCCCCACTCTCCTTTAATTGCCATAACCGAAGGGGCTGATTTAGAAACAAAGTTAAGAATTTGTTCTCTTACCACACTTAGTGACATGACTCACTCCTTGATTGCAAATGTAAACTATAGATATTACCTAAATTTTTAACCATGACATATAGAAGAGCTGAAAGATGGCTACTAGCGCGCGCTCGTATCCCCGCCACGCCTGCCCGCTTTATGGAGTGGTTTTCATGCAGGTGCATGATAGGCCAGAAAGCCCGCCAGTACTGGCGGCTCTGGCCCGTTGCGATCCTTTCTGGATCATGCGAATCCATGCACCATAGACATGCACTATCTTCTCAACATCAAGTGCGCTCTGTGGGAGGGAATGTCACAGAGAACAAAACGATTAATGCTTACATTCATCCTGACCTACCCCGTACTGATTTAACCTGTTCACCAGTTCGCTTGTCAGTTCTGACAACCACGAAATGGCAACCTCCTTATCGTCATCGCTACAATCTGAGCTGGCAACCAGCCGGGCCATAAGTTCTATCCGCTGCAGTGCAAGTGATTCCATGAACAAATCGTTCACAACTCCCTCCCAATATTACTGTTTATATATACAGTACATCATATAATTTTAAAGCTGAAATACTTTTTACTCAGCTAACCCTTTGATTAATCTATAACCTCATTCCTGCATTTTTCAGTACCACTGACGCCATTTGTCATCCTCCTGTAGACGCTGGTTCCGGTAGAACAGGCGCAGCCCGGCCCCAGATGGCAGACTTCCGCCACGCAGAAGCAGATCCACCTCCGTTTCACTCGCGTCAAATCCTCTAGACCGCAGCTCCGCATCAAGCTGCAGCCGTTGGTGTTCCGTAATTTCCTGTTTGTAGCCTTTACGGCGCTTCGGTTTGACCAGCCGCAGCCTTGCTGTCAGCTCACGCAGCTCTTTTTTACTCATGTTTTCGAAGTCCGGTAGCGCTGCAGGTTCTTTGCTGCCCGGTAATTCGCCCCCTGCCTGGTACATTTTTTTCAACAGGGGGACAGTTATTGCCACGAGTCCAAGGGGCGCAAGCGCCCTGGTCGGCTGCCGCCTCCTGAACGTCAACGGCCTTGCGAACCATCTTCCACTTGATTGCGTGCGTGCAGATCCGGCCCTCAATGATCGGGGACCAGATGCCATAGATACGAATACCGTGGTCGCCGTAGGCGCTCGGCTCATCGTTAAGCTCATATGCCGTTCTGACCAGGTGATGTTTGCGTGGAACCAGTACACCGCCTTGCTTCATGATGTAGGTAGCGAAACACCCGGCATCTGCAGCAGCCAGCACGGCATCCAGCCGGGGATTTTCCAGAACCGGCGCACCTGCTTTTTTATCGCCCTGCACTCTGCCCGCCTGACCCGCCAGCAAACGCAGCTCGCGGTATGCCTGGCGGCCCGGAATGCCGAAGAAACGGAACTGCTGGACACGATGCAGTGATGCCCAGGCGGTGACGTGCTCCGCACTGTCGCGCAATGATCTGCCCGTTTCCTTGCTGACTTCTTTAGCCAGCCCGCGTCCGTCGATATTCTTACTGATGTATTTTGCGATGTAGCTTGTCGGCGTGCCTTTGCGGGGGTTAATCAGCTCAGACTTGAAACGCGGCCCCGTATTGTTCCCCAGCTCCTCGCGGTCTTCCCGGATGGCAAATTTACGCAGCAGCGCGGTGATGGTCCGGCGCTCTTTTTTGCGCATGAAGCACAGCAGGTGCCAGTGTACGGTGCCGTCATGGTGTGGCTCTGCAACGCGGACGCCATACCACCGCAGCCCGGCCTTGTGCATGGCCTTGCGGAATGCGGCGAACGTTTCAACCAGATAGTCACTGCTCTGCCGGACCGTTTCGCTGGTCCACTTTGGATTTGGCCTGCCGTTGTTGAGGGTCGCGTGAAAGCGTGACGGGCAGGTGATGGTATAGAACACGGCGCAATCACTGCGCATTTCCGCGATAAGCTCCAGCCCTTTAACACAGGCCATCATCTCGTTGCGACGGTGCGCCGGATTGCTGTTGCTGGCGTTCACCACGTCTTCCATGTCCAGCGTGTCGCCGTCGGCATTCACCAGTTCATGCGACTGGAAAAACTCCAGCGACTTGCGCCGTTGTTCGCGCTTATGGATCACAGCTTCATAGCTGACATACGGGGACGCTTTCTTGTTGACCAGGCAGACGGCGCGCAACTGTTCCTCTCGCCACTCGCAGCGCATCTGCCACAATTTGTCATACCACCAGTCCGCGCACATCATGCGCAAAAGCGAAGGCGGGATCAGCTCATAGGGCACGGGCTTACGGCGGCGTTTCTTCCGGCGTAGTTTCTCAAAGGCTGGCGGGATAACCTCCAGACGCATGACCTCTGCCGCCACTCTCTCCCACGCCTGGCGGATTTCTTCGGGTTTCACGTCATCCGTGACAAAAAGATCACCGCAAGCCGCATCCAGACACATGCTCATGTGGGCGGCGACCAGGGTAGATAGACGCTTTATCTGCTCCTGATTCATTTCAGGTAAAACCAGCAAGCCTTCCAGCCCGTCATGGCTTGCCATAAAACGGAAGGAAGCAGACACCTGGCTGTCACGTACACGCGCCAGACGCTCAAGGCATGGCCTGATAGTTTCGCGCAGATAGCGGGAATACGCCTTTTCCCTGCCCAGGCCATGAAAATATTTAATCCGCTCCAGCAATGGCTTACTGATGTGTGATGGCTCGGCGTTTACATCGGCAATAATCACCAGGTCGGGATTTGCACGCTGTTGTTCCCGTGCCATTTTGGCGCGGCTGATGAGTTTGTCCTGCTCCATTTCACGCTGGACAGGATCACGGGACTCATTGAAGAAATAGCGTTCCCAGACCTCATCACTCAACGCCTCGCGGCGCAGCTTTTCCTGCTCGTTGTCCGCTGCATAGAGAGTGATCAGGTTTGAAAGCGCAGAACCCGGCGCAACGTCTGCCGGGTCGTGGTATGGATTGATGGCTTTTTTTGGGGCATTCCATGGGAAAACCACGGTGGCCTCAGTCGGGCCGCCTTTGTCTTTTATTAATTCAGGCATCACTGACAGGCTCCGAAGCTCACAGCGCGCCTCTGGTGTAATGCTTCCCTTTCAGCTCTGCGATTTCCTGGCACGTCACGCAGCACTGCACGCCCGGAATAGCTTGTCTGCGAGCTGTTGGGATTGGCGCGTCACAATCGATGCAAAGAACGCGGGCAATGCCCGGTTTTTTGACGCGGGCGTTCTGAATATGGCGCTGCAGGTTTTCTTCAACGCGCTGCTGGACGAGATCCATGGAATCAGCCATCAGTGCCAGTCCCCGCGTGATTCGGCTTCATAACGGGCAACTTCACGGCGCAGCAATTCCGCCGCCTCCACGCCGTTCATTCCCTCTTTTAGGATGTGGATAGCCAGCGCCTCCATGCGGAGGGAAACGGCAAAGGCACAGCTTTTGCGCTCATCCAGACGAGTGTCGTTAAACAACTGGAACAAACCAGCATCATCCGTTCCGGTTTTGTTGGTACAGGTTTTACTATTTCGCATCTTCAATTCTCCTGAATTTGGGCAAAAGAATGCCCGGCGGGTTTACGCCATTAATTTCTGTTGTGGGTTAATTCGGCATGGTTAGCCGTTTAGGGAATAAGCTCACCACTGCACGAAAATGGTTCATTGCCTTTATCAGCTCCCGCTTTTCGTCAGTCGTCAGCTCACTAATTTTGACGCTGTGACGATCTGTCGGAATGTTTGCCATAAAATAGATGGCGGCTAATGCACGCTTGTTTTGCTTATTGTTAGCGTCCCGTGGGTCACTCATATCTTCAATAAACCGCTCAAGCTCTGACTCAACGTTATGACCGAATACCTTTGCCCGTAATTCGGCTATGTGGTTCAGTCCCTCATAGCGCTCCCCTGGGCTTATCGAACGAGTCGTTGAAGCGCCTTCAATAGCCATGGCTTCCCCTTCTTCGTGGTAGACAGGCCAGCCAGTAATTCCGCCTGTGAGCGGGACGGGTGCCAGCGTTTACCATCCTTTCCTGCAATCCAGCCGTGACCGAAATGCATTCCAGGGCTTTGCTTAACCAGTAACGACGCAAATGATGGTTCGTTGTTCAGCATAAATACCTCAACTCAGTCCGAACGATGAGCCAAGGCCCGTCACGGTATCGACCACGCTCGCCATCGCTGGGTTTGCCTGCAAACGCGCCTGCAGAGAAATGGCTGTAAGAGCCATCAGCCGGGTAATGGAATTGACGCTCTCGACAACCTGACGTCGGGTGGTCGCGTTTAACTGAACACCAGAAACCGCACTGGCAGCCACACGTCCGATCTCAGCGGTGGCTTTCAGGACGTACTGAGGCATTTTCTCCCGTGCGACTTCATTGGTGGGCACACACGGCAGGCAATGGATCTGCGCCAGAAATCCATCAACTAGTGTTGAGTCCTCAGTCAGATCGGTTAGCAGCCAGATATCTGGCGCAGTCAGCAGGTGTGGTTGCTCCGGGTTGAGCTTATTACGCAGGGTTTGAACGTTCATACCTGCACGTTCTGCCAGCTTCGCCATGTTGTGGCGTAAAGCGAAAGCCCGGCAGGCTTCATTGAAATGGGGATGTTTTGATATGCGATAGTCAAACATAGTCAGTTGCTCCGTGAAGTCTCAAAATGGAACTAGTTGATAGTCACGTTGCAATCAGACAGGGCGTCTACCGTCATCGCAGCAATGTTAATCATTACTTTTTCACGCTTTTTGTCCTTGCGTAGGCGATGACGAAGCAACCGCCCATCTGCGAGCATGTCGTTGATGGTGTCGATAGATAAGCCAGTGAGTTCACTATATCTTTCGATAGTTACATGGGGGGTGATGAGAGTGATTGAAATGTTAGGTCTCATGATGCAACATTCCTCGTTTAGTAATGATTAATCAGGATGAATACTGATCGTTTGTATTTTGTGAACACGATAAACATACGATCACATCATGAAATCGTCAAGGTAAAAGTTCACCTGGAGTGACCATGAATCTGGAAAAAGGCGGCCGTGGTGCCATAGAGCGTATGGTTGAAGCTTATGGTTTCAAGACAAGACAAGCTTTGTGCGACCATTTGGGAATTTCAAAAAGTACCCTAGCAACACGCTATATGCGTGACTCTTTTCCGGCTGAGTGGGTGATTCAATGCTCCTTAGAAACTGGTATCTCTCTAAACTGGCTCACCACAGGACAAGGTTCAAAGCAAGGTTCACATAAAGCAAACACTAAAGAACTTGAAAAGCATGTTTTGACCAATGGGTCATTACGCAAAGACGGCTCATATGTTTTTGATGCAAGCTTTTTGCCTGATAATCTGAAAAATCCTGTTGTTGTGATCGACGGAACTTCAGAATTTATCTGCGATATGGATTATGGGGATGTGCGTGACGGCATGTGGGTAGTGAGTATTGATGGAGAGGTTGCTCTAAGGAGTTTGACACGTCTTCCAGGTAGCCGACTTCGCATAGATGGGGGCAATAGTTCATTCGAATGCGCAATTGCGGATATTGAGATACTTGCAAAAGTTTTGGTTAGTTGCCTCCGATAAAAGGAATTTTTATGACAACGATGTCTGAACCCAATGATGAACAGAATGAGAATGGTGATCTTAGGGCCGTAAAGCGTCTCTATGAGCTGACTATTCGCATAAGAGACTTTGAGATAACTCAGTTATCTCAACGTAATAATTTTTTCATGATTTTTCAGGGCGTTCTTTTCGCAGGTTTAGCCACCCTATACCAAAATGATAAGGGCGAAGCATTCGTTCCTTTCATTGCACTTGTTGGCCTGATTGTATCGTTCTATCAGATAGGAATTTCTTCTGGTGCAAAATATTGGCAAGAATATTGGGAAGAGGCTGTTAAAGAAATTGAGGAAGAATTACTCCGTGTGATGTCACTGAAAGGGCATGAAACACGTGAGAAAGTTTACCGCATATTCAGCATTTCGATGGTAGAAGTAGATGCTAAGGTCAAAGATCGATTAAATCGCTCTAGCACAAACAGGATAATAAAATTTTTAGTGTCTTGTAAATTTTCAGTTAGTCGCATACCAATATACACTGCTCTAACATTTTTCGCCCTTTGGCTATCCCTAGGTATATATAGTTTTGTTGGACGTCATTTCTTGATTCTTTGGATATAAGGAATATCAAATGGAAAACTTATACTACACACAGTTCAGCCATATAGATTTTAAAGATCCCTTCTTTGATTCACTAAAAAATGATTATCCGGACTTTGCAGGATGGATTGAAAAGAAAAAAAATGATCCATCAGCATTAGCCTATGTTCTTTTTAATGAACAAAATAATATTGAAGGTTTTTTATATCTGAAAATCGAAAATGAGAATGTTACTGATGTAACCCCTCAATTACCGATGAGAAAGCATCTAAAGGTTGGTACATTCAAATTTGAATCACGCGGAACTCTTCGAGGTGAACGTTTTATTAAGAAGATATTCGACCATGCTTTAGAATGCGATGCGGAAGATATTTATGTAACGGTTTATCCAAAACACGCTTATCTTATCAGGTTATTCAAGTCGTTTGGATTTGATACTGTTGGTTCGAAAGGTCCTGACGATAATGCGGAAGACGTTTTACTAAAAGAATTGCAGAACGTTCAGTTGACCGGGGATATAGTAAATGACTATCCATTCGTACATCATTCAGATAATAATAGAAAATACATCCTCTCGGTAGATCCCCATTACCATACAAATCTTTTCCCGGACTCCATACTCCGTACAGAATCTCCTAGCATTGTCAGCGACGTGTCGCATACGAATAGCATAAGAAAAATATATATTTGTGCTATGCACGGAGTTACATCATTTAGACCTAATGACCTTGTGTTAATCTATAGGACGAACAAAGGACTTTCCGGCCCAGCGTATTATAATTCAGTAATCACTTCGTTATGTGTGGTTAGCAATGTTAGGAATATCGATGAATTCGATACAGAAGACAGTTTCATAAATTATTGTAAAAAATATAGTGTTTTTGACATTAAAGATTTAAGTTATTTTTATCGTTCAAAAAAATATCCATTTATAGTTTCATTTACATATAATTTAGCTTTTCCTAAAAGACCAAATCGTGCTAAACTTATTTCTGAAGTTGGTTTGAATTCTAATGCCTACTGGGGGGTATTAGATTTATCCAACCAGCAATTTGAACATATTATTAAACTTGGTGAAGTAGATGAAAGTGTTATTATCAATTAAACCTGAATATGTTGAAAAGATTCTTGACGGAACAAAGAAGTTTGAATTCAGAAAAGGAATCTTCAAAAACCCAGATGTTAAATCTGTGGTTATTTACTCAACTATGCCTGTAGGTATGATTGTTGCTGAGTTTGATATCGCTGATGTTATAGAAGATAAACCAAGTAATGTATGGAAAAAAACTTGTCGGTATGCTGGTATTAGCAAACAGTTTTTTGATTCGTATTTTCACAGTAAAGAGAAAGCCTTTGCTATAAAAATTGGTGAGCTAAAAATTTACGATCAACCCCGCCACCTAAGCTCATTAGGCGACAACATTACTGCGCCACAGTCTTATCGCTATCTGTGATGTAGGTTGCCTCGAACATCATACATTGACACTGGTTATTCATACAGTAAAAATGCTCTCCAAATGGAGGGCATTTTTTATGGCAGTACGAAAACTCGACACAGGAAAATGGATTTGCGAATGCTACCCCGCCGGGCGTAGCGGGCGACGGGTGCGTAAGCAGTTTGCGACCAAAGGCGAGGCAATGGCTTTTGAACGCCACACAATGGATGAAACAGAAGCCAAGCCGTGGTTGGGTGAGTCAGTTGATCGCCGGACACTCAAAGACGTCGTAGAACTTTGGTTCAAACTGCACGGCAAATCCCTGACCGCTGGTGAGCACGTTTATGACAAGCTGATCCTGATGGTTGATGCCCTCGGAAATCCTCCTGCGACAGACCTCACATCTAAAATGTTTGCACACTACCGCGACAAACGTCTGACCGGAGAAATCTATTTCAGTGAGAAATGGAAGAATGGAGCCAGCCCAGTAACAATCAATCTGGAACAAAGTTATCTGAGTGGAGTGTTTAGCGAGCTGGCCCGGCTCGGAGAATGGAGCGCACCGAACCCACTGGAGAACATGCGCAAATTCACCATCGCCGAAAAAGAGATGGCCTGGCTGACACATGAGCAAATTACAGAACTCCTGGACGACTGCCATCGTCAAAGTGCCCTTCTCGCTTTGGTTGTCAAAATCTGCCTAAGCACCGGAGCACGCTGGCGCGAAGCGGTAAACCTCACACGCTCTCAGGTCACAAAGTACCGAATCACGTTTGTCAGGACCAAAGGTAAAAAGAACCGTAGCATTCCGATCAGCAAAGAGCTATATGAAGACATCACTGCCCTGGAGGGGTTCAAGTTCTTCACGGACTGCTATTTCCAGTTTTTGTCGGTGATGGAAAAAACCTCCATCGTGCTTCCGCGCGGACAGCTCACTCACGTTCTGCGTCATACGTTCGCAGCACACTTTATGATGTCAGGCGGGAACATCCTTGCCCTTCAGAAAATTCTAGGCCACCATGATATCAAAATGACGATGCGCTATGCTCATTTAGCCCCAGACCACCTAGAAACAGCACTTCGTTTCAATCCCCTCGCGGCTTTGTTGAATAAATAAGATTTCGTGCGAACGACCCTGTAGCTGGCTGGATTTTCAGGCAATACGCACGCTTT